CCAACAATCAGTTACACCCCAAACCCATTGTCTACCAATTAAAGGTGCTTTATATCCACAAGGCTCACAATAACCCCATTGTTTTAAATTAGGTTGAACAATCCACCATTTAATACCAGATTTTTCACAAGCAATTTTATCTGCTTCACTTGGTTGAGGACTTGTTACTGGATGACTATGAACAACAGCAGTTATCTCTCCTTGATCTTCTGCTTTAGCCCAATCCATAGGATCTAAAATAAATTGATCTTTAGGATTAACAGCTAAATTCTTGCAAGGAATATATTTTTCTTTACCTTTAATAACAACTAAAAGACCACAAGATTCTCTAGGATCTTCTTTTATTGCGTGTTCAAGTGCTTTATCCTTCCACATTATGAGAAAAACGTACCAACACCAGGGAAATCAGTAGGTAAAACTTGACGTCTGGGTAATCTTACTCCATGTAAATCAAAACTTGCAGCAAGTTCAAATTCAATAATATCTCTATTTTCTGTTGATTTCCGATCAATATAATACACCTCATTAGGAAATGTAGCCGTAGGATCAGGTGTCCCATGAGGATTGTCACTTAATTCTTGACTAATTAAACTTCCATCTTCTTCTAGAATTGCACTTCCATCCTCTGACAAGATATCCCCAATATCAAAGTTTATATGATCTATATATCTTTCTAAGGTTCTAATTCTTGTAACTTTTGCTCCTTCTAATCCTTGAGGTAAAGTCAAAAGTATTGTTGTAAAAGTTCCTACAATATTAGAAATCCTTAATGTAGGTCTAGGAAGCTGTTTACCATTAAATTCAAACCCATCAGCTTCAATAGGCATCCTTGTATATTCAACATTATCGAAAATAAGATTGCCATTATTATTTTCACTTACTCCATTATGAAAATAATAAGTTGTATTTGCACCATGAATCGTACTATCTAGCTGTAGCTGAAAAAGCTCAACAATATTACTAGGATTTATCTTCTGTAGTTCTGATACAGGAGTAGCCATTAGGGTTCAAATACTTGTTGGAATGTCATAGACAAACTAGCTCTATTTAAAAAAGGTATTCTCTTTGTCCAACTCAAACATATCCATTTATAAGCAGTAGAACTACCAGGAGGTGTCCAATCAAAAGATGCACAGTCATCTGCTCTAGCTTCAAGAAATGTTTCTATAGTATCTGAATCTGTCTCTGAAACATCGAAAGTTAAACCCCAAATAGCAGGTCTTGTGTTCAACCCAAATTTAATTCTATGCTGGTAGCCATCATTAAACTCAGTCGTGTGTATAACAGGGTTAGTTGTTTTTTGTGATTGATAACTCGGTTTGATCGAGGGGAAAGTAGCCATTATGTTAATAATCCTCCAGGTCTTCTTTGTTTAATCAGTTCTGATTGTATCGCTGCTGAAAGCATTTGTCCTAACTCTCGACCTTTCTGTTCATCACCCTCAACAGAAGAACCAGAAGCATCTACATTTATTGAAATATTTGTTGCACTACCCAAATCAGAATTAGGCACTACACGACCACCTGTATTCGGAACAAACATTTCTGGGCCACGCTCACCAACCATGTAACTTTTACCGCCACTTACAGGGCCTCCATCGGCTCTTCCCCTAAAAAATGAACCTAAACCTCCAGGTAAACTACCAAGAAGAGAATTTACACCGAACCGAACTAATGATCTCTGTATTTCTAAAAATACAGATCTTGCAACATCACCTAATGTTTTTGTACCTTCTATTGCACTATTGATAGCATTTACTATTCCATTTTCAATAGAATTTCCAATACCTTTATACAAATCATCAATTAATTGTAACTGATATAGTTCTTCTGAAAGTCTTAAATTTTCTTCGTTCTGCAATCTTAATGCTTTAACTGCTGCTTCTATTTTCTCTTCATCTAAACCTTTCATTTTTTCCTTTAATATTGATACTTGCCATTCAATACCAAATGATTTCTGTAGTGTTTCTAATTGTCTCCTCAAACTACCTTCTTGTTCCTGTAATAAATGCAAATCGTTTTTTGCATCTCCAGAACCAAGAATTGATGTTTCTAGACCTAACTCCTTATTAACTGCTTGAACAATTTCCAACATCTTATTTAACTTTTCATCAGAAATACCAGCAACGTCAAAGCCCCCATGCAATTTATTTGTATCAAACAATCCAATTCCAAAAAAATCTTTAACACTTTGAATTACATCTCCACGGAAACCTTCTTCAAATGATGTCATTTTCATAAGATCCTGAATTGTCTTTCTAAATTTCTTAGGATCAGCTTCTTCTAATGCCCTTAATTCATTTGATAAAACACGTTCATTAACTTCTCTTCCCATAAACTTATTTATCCATGTCATAATTTCAGCCATAGGGCCAGACAATAAAGCTTGTAAAGACGTTGTTAATATTGCAAATTGCCTAGATGCCTCATCTGTTTTATTAGCCATTTTTTGTAGATTTTCTACAGCACCACGACCAAGAGAAGAAGTTAAATCTTGGGTCATTAGTTCTGTTAATTCAGCAGTTCTGCCTTGTCGTTTTAAAGCTTCTGCTTGTTGTTCAATCGCTTTAGTACTAAATAATGATCTATTTTTTAACATTTCAAATGTACCTTCAGTAGTTTCTAAAGCTCTCCCTAATTCATTTAATTTTTTAACCATATTGTCAACAGCAGAACCTAATGCAGTACCAACGAGAGATAAAGCAAATCCAAACTGTCCACCCATTAAGCCACCTGCTCCACCTCCAGTAAAACCACCTGCAGACGCACCTAGTCCTTGCCCAAATAACAAAGGAAATGCACCACCAATAAGTGCATTGGACATAGCCATTTCTCTAGCTTGCCTAGCTCCTCTTCCTCTACTGGTAATATTTCTTCTCATTCGTGTGAATGGATTTGCCATCCTTTGTTCAACTTGTAGACGTTTATTATTAATACTCATTTGAAGTTTAGATTTTTTTATAGAATCCATCTCTGCTTGAACTTGTTTTGCTTTTGCATTAAGAATTTGATTTTCTATCTTTGCTTCTGCTTCTAATGCCTTAATTTTTTTATTTTTAATTGTATTAGCAATATCTTTTAGTTCTTTTTGCTGAGTCATATATAATTCAGCCCTATTATCCAATTGTTCGTTAATTATTTTATTTTGTTCTATTTGTACACGATTACCTTCTAATGTTGGTTTCAAGGCTTTTTGAACTCTTACAACATCTTCGGCTCTCTGATCTAACATTCGATTTAACTCTGCATCAGTACGGCCTAATGGATCTCTTGAAGGAGCAAACGGAGAAGAACTTGTAGTAAATTTATTTTGTAATGCAGGTTTCGTTATTTGTTTTTGTTGAACATCTTCTAATAACTGACTTTGTCTTGATAATTCTTCATTTACTAACTTAGTAGCCTTTACAAAATCTTCAGCAGCCCTTGTAGCTTGTGGAGTTCCAGAAGCAGCTTCTCTAAATGCTTTATTGGCATCACTAAGAGTTTTCTTAAGATTTCCTATATTGGGAATAGCATTTTGTTCAACAACTTTAGCCATTTTGAGAATGGCATCATTAGCTTTATTTACCTTATTCTGTGTCTGCTCAATTCGATCATTAAATGCTTTTAGTTTTTCTGCTCTTGTTTTTACCTCAAGAGTTATTCCATAATTAGCCACTTGTTATAAAAAACTAAAACATTTTCCTTATCTTACCTTTTTTTGCCTTTTATAGCACTACTTCTTTGTGTTTGATCTCTTTGTCTTTCATATTCTTCTCTTTCTAACTCGTTATAAGCAATCCAACCAGTTAATTCTTCAATAGTCAAAGAATTAGTTAACTCTTCAACAGTTTTACCTAATTCTTTTGCTAATGAATAAATAAATCTCCATTCTTTCCTAGCTTTTCAAAACGGCCTTAGCCTCTTCAACCTCCCTTGAAGTACCAGATTCAATCATGGCTAATTGTATTTCTTGTAAAATAGCTGCCTCTATTTCTCTTCTTAAAGATGCTTTGTCTCCATCAGCAAATAATCTCTCACCTTTTTTATCTAATGCTTTAACAATCATTAACTGTAAAGCAAAATCATTTGAATCTTCTGAATTAGAACTTTTCTGTATTGATTCTCTCTCTGCAATAGTTAAAGGATGCCAATACACAGTCAAAATAACTTCTTTATTCTTTTTTACCTCATGTTTATAAAGTTGAGAAACACCAAATTCGTTTCTTAGAAGATCAACGGCTCTAGTCATGTCATTGTATAGCTATTATTAGTATACTAGGCATTTGCTGTAAATTGGCAAGATATTAACCCAAGAAAATGTGATGAATCATCAACATCTATAGGTACAGGACCAGAAACATCAGCAACTCTTGGTGAACAATTAAATGTATCATTATAATTTGACGCATTAACAGAAGTTAAACCGTCAATCACAGCTTCGCCTAATGTAGATAAAGTCGCAGTTCCTTTCCCTTTAGGCACATATATGTTACATAAAACAACACCAGAATAAAAATCTTGTGCTGCTCCCTGTGTCTGAGTAGTCGCTTGTGAAAAATCTAATGACACAACAATATATTTTTTTGTTTTACCAGGTGTTTTATAAACCATATTGTCATAAACCATCTCAACAGTATTATCTACTGCTATTACTGCATCTGTTACTGCTTTTTCAAAAGCTGCTCTGGTGTTTACTAAAGTCATTAATCTGAAGAATTAGAAATGTCGGAAAGATTTTCATAACTAACAAATGTCCTATCTGGATCAGCAAACTGTCCAATACCTCCTTGACCTCCTGTAAATGGTTCGACAGCTAAACCAATCTTAGATTTTTTGTCTCTGAAAATTTTATCCATATCCATTCTAAAATCATTTTTAAAATATCTAACTATATGATTTCTTGGAGAAGCTAATGCAAAAGCAGCATATTTTGTTGTATTACCTATAAAAATATTTTCATAGATTTTAAAATTATAATTCACTCGATTAATATATCGAGGTTGAACTACTGCTTGTGGAGATCTTTTACCTTTCCTATTTGCTTTAATATTACTCCAAGGAGCAACATTCTCCCTCCTCTCTTGGGGAACAGGTCTTGATCTTCCGACTGTCCAGCTAGACGCAAAAAAACCAGTATCAATTGGACTATATGAACTTTCTTTTTTGTCAGACGATAACCTAATTAATACTTGTTTTAGAAAAGTATTATAATCTCTATCAAATTGATCTTGTATATCTTTCCCTACATTGGCTTTTAAAAAGTTTTTAGCCATCAAAACCTCACCAATAGTGTAAATAAATAAGTCTGTCCACCTTGTCTTGTATCTATATTAACTATCTGTCCTGCCCTTGTAGATCCTGCATAAGTTAATGTAACTTCATCTTGAAAATCAGGTTGATTATCTCCTATTAAATCAGGTGTAATATAAACCTTTGCTTGTCTTTTCTCTCTACCATCATCTTCTGTAGAAATAACAAATTCAACAGGAGCTTTAATACTGTAAGTCGTATCGCTTGTAGTATATGCACCTGTACTTGTGTTATAACTTCCAGATGCTTTTCTTGTATAAACAATACTTGAGTCCAAAGAAGATCCCAAGTCAGATACTACTTGTTTAGCAACACTCTTCAATAATGAATCTAACTGACCTGCCATTATCCTCTAACTACCCTCATTTGATAAGATCCTGCTCCACCTAGCATATATGCTCCAAGATAACTTTGTAGCCAAGGGTAAACATCTAAAATATTATTAACAGCACCAGTTCCCTGACTATCAGTATTATATTTAACTTGAATATCTCCTAGTTTTACTTCACTAAAGTTTCCATCTTTACCTGTAGTTCCAGTAATAGCATCTGTATCATTTGCTAATGCTCTAGCTAATTCATATTGTGCATACTTAATTCCACTAGGAATTTTAGAACAAGATAATTCAACACCATCTACTTGATAATTATTTCTAGGAAATTTTAATGCCTGATCTTCGTCACATCTCTCACCATAAAAAACTAAAGTTTCAATCCATCTTGT